ATCAGGTGGCTCTAGTGGAGGATCAGGGGGATCAGGTGGATCAGGCGGTGGTTCTGGTGGTTCAGGAGGTGGCACTGGAGAAGGTGGGGGTGACAATTTAGGTGGTGGTGGTGGAACAACTACTAATACTGATGATACTGAAACTGATACCGAAGAAGGGACTGTTGATTTAAACGAAGAACAAGAAGAAGAGGAAGAAGGAATTGTAACTCCTGAAATAGACATTCCTCCAGAGAATATTGATAGTGGAGGTGGAGGAGGAGGAGTAGGTATTGCTGCTAGTTCTCCTAGTTTATTTAACATTCAAGAAAGAAGAGCTTCATTACCTTTTGAAGTTCCTAATGTTACTCCTTTACAATTTAATGTCCCTCAGAGTGGAAGTATTATTGAAGGGTTATTTCCAGAGTATGCTCCTAAAGTAACAAAGATTGAGCCATTACAGACAGTTTTAAATAATTTACGTAATGATTCTTCACAACTAACAACTAAAGGTTTATTTGATGACTTACTTAGAATTGGTTAATGAAGTCTTACGAAGACTAAGAGAAGACACAGTTACGACTGTCTCTCAAACTACGTACTCTACAATGATAGGAGATATTGTTAATGATGCTAAAACAGCAGTAGAGAGTGCCTGGGATTGGTCTGCACTAAGAGGAGCTATTTCTTTTAATACAACTGCTGATGATGCTACTTATTCTTTGTCTGGTACTACAGATCAATTAAAAGTTATTGATGCAATTAACGATACATCAAATATATTTTTACATTATCAAACACCTACTTGGTTTAATAACAATAAATACAATACTGGAACTGTTACTTCTAGTCCTGCTAACTATACTTTTATTGGGTTAGATGGAAGTGGTAGTACAGAAATAGAACTATGGCCCATTCCTGATGGGGTATACGCTTTAAAGTTTAATATTATTAATCGAACTGGAGCGTTAAGTTCAGACAGTAATACAACAGCTATTCCTCATATGCCTATTGTTCATTTAGCGTATGCGTATGCTGCAAGAGAAAGAGGAGAAACAGGAGGAAGAACAGCAGGAGAATTGTTATCTAACGCACAGTTATATTTGTCTGATGCAATCGCTTTAGATTCTGCAAAGAATCCAGAGGAGTTAATTTACAGAGCAGTCTAATATGGCAAATCCAAGACAAAACATTACTATTTCTGCACCTGCTTTTAAGGGTTTGAATACTCAGGATTCTCCTATAGATATGGATCCTTCGTATGCTGCTATTGCAGAAAATTGTGTTATTGATGAGTTTGGAAGAATAGGCTCAAGAAAAGGATTTAAAATAAAAACGTCTGATGTCTCTTCTTTAGGAGGTAATCCTATTGAGGTTATTAAAGAATTTATTAATTCAACAGGATCAAATGTTTTAATTTCTGCTGGTAATAATAAAATCTTTAGTGGTACGACTAGCTTAACGGATGTTTCTCCGGGTAGTTATACTATTTCTGCAAACAACTGGAAGATGGTAAACTTAAATGACCATCTCTTTATGTTTCAGTCTGGGCATGAACCTTTAGTATTCGCTGGTAGTGCAGTAGAAAAAATGTCTGCCCATGCAGGTTCTTCTGGGACTCCTCCTTTTGCTAATGAAGTATTGTCTGCCTATGGCAGATTGTTTGCTGCTAATACTACATCGAACAAAACTACGGTTTACTGGTCTGATCTTTTAGATGGTACAGCGTGGACAGGAGGTTCTTCTGGTTCTTTAGATGTAACAAAAGTATGGCCTTCAGGATCAGATGAAATTATAGCATTAGCTGCACACAATGGATTTTTAATCATATTTGGTAAACATTCTATTGTTGTTTATGCAGGAGCTACTGATCCAGCAAATATGACATTAAGTGATACGATTGCTAATGTTGGATGTATTGAAAGAGATTCGGTACAACATACAGGCACAGATTTAATATTTTTGTCTGCTACTGGTGTAAGAAGTTTTGGAAGAACGATACAAGAAAAATCTTTGCCTCTTACTGATGTAAGTAAGAATGTAAGAAATAAATTAATGGATATTCATGCAGAGCAATCTACACCTGTACGCTCTGTATTTAGTCCAGAAGAGGCTTTTTATTTATTGTCTCTTCCTGATTCTAATACTGTTTTTTGTTTTGATTTAAGAGGTACATTAGAAGATGGTAGCTATCGGGTAACTATGTGGTCTGCTACTGAGTTAAAAGCAATGGAGAGACTACAAGATACTACTTTGTACTTTGGTAATACTAATGGTTTGTTAGAGTACACTGGCTTTCAAGATTATGGTGGAGAGTATCAGTTACGATACTTTAGTAATCCTTTAGCTTTTGGAGATTCTTCCAGGCTAAAGATGTTAAAAGAAATTATTGCAACAGTAATAGGTGGACAACAAGAGACCTTAACTTTTAATTGGGCCTATGACTATAGTGAAAGTTTTACTAAACAAGCAACAACAATTCAGTCTAATGCAAATACTGCATTTTTTAATGAGAGTGAATTTAATGTAGCTACTTCAGAATTCACAGGTTCTATACTTGTTAGTAAAGTAAGCACTAAAACAACTGGTTCAGGTAATGTCGCTTCTATTGGATTTGAAGCTCAAATAAACAATAATCCGTTATCCCTTCAGGAAGTAAACATACAAGCTATTTTAGGTAGGATGAATTAATGAGTAATTATACTAAAACGACTAATTTTACAGCTAAAGACAGCCTTCCTACAGGTGACTCAGGTAAGATTATTAAAGGAACTGAGTTTGATACTGAGTTCGATAATATTGTTACTGCTGTTGCAACAAAAGCTGATTCAGCAGGGCCAACATTTACAGGTACTTTGACTGCTGGCACTATTACTGGAGGGACATATTAATGTCATTATTTGCTAACTTAGATTTTGGAAATTTGTTAGGAAGTTTAGTAGACACAGGTTTGCAGACTGCTGGTATTCAAAATCAACAACAAGCATTAAGAGAGTTTGGTGTAGGTGCTTTAGAAGGAATGGAGCGTATAGGAGCACAAGCAAGAGAAGATGCTTCTTTTAAACCTTTTACTGTTACTTCTACGTTAGGCAATGTAACAACAACTCCTGAAGGTGGAATTAATATAGGACTTTCTCCAGAGCAACAAGCTTTGCAGAATACGTTATTTAGTGGTGCAAGTAATCTAGCAACTACTGCAACACAAGCTGATGATCCTATGTTTAATCAAATAGCTCAACAAGCTTATGGAGGTGTTTCACCTTTATTAACGCAAGCTCAAACTGCTGCTCAAGCTGTTGGAGCAATGGATAGAGCTACTAGAGAGCAGGAAATATTTGATCGTTTACGAGCTATTCAAACAGAAGATGAAAGAAATGCCAGGATAGCATTAGAAAATCGTTTAGCTGGACAAGGTAGATTAGGACTCTTAACTTCGCAGTTTGGAGGTTCCCCTGAATTACTTGCTTTAGAAAAAGCACAGGCAGATGCTAGGAATAGAACTGCTTTAGCTGCTATGCAACAGTCAGCAGCAGAAGAAGCTAGAGATATTAACATTGCTAAAGCTTTACAGGATTTAACTGGAGGCATGTTTAATATAGGAACAACTGCTTCAACTACTCCTATGCAACTACGTGCTGGAGATTTGTCTAATTTACAGAGTACACTTGGTTTAGGCTTCACTCCAGAATCACAAAGATTAGCTGCACTGAGTAATGCATCAAATATTGCTGCTCTTGCTGATGCAGGAAGAAGAGAAGGTGCAGGTTTGTTTGGTGAATCTTCTGTTGCTGGATTAGAAGCAGCCTTAACTGCTCGATTAAAAGAAGCTGAATTAGAACAAAATCTGTTACAAGCTTTAGCGGAGAGTGCTAATGCTAGTGCTCAGACTAGCGGAGGTTTGTTTGATTTCTTAGGAGATGCTTTAGGTAGAGTGTTTGGACAGACTAAAGAGGAACAAGCTGAGTTAAGAAAAAAACAAGCTGAAGATGCTGCTGCTGCTCTTGCTACTGCTACTGCTAATGCTACATAACTATGCTGGCAGAAGTAGCAACTTGTATTTCACTTGTTAAAGGATTAAATGATGCTATTTCAACTGTAAAGGAAACAGGTGAAAATGCTTCTTCCTTTGCAAGTATTATTGGTAAGTTTGCTCAAGCCAATGATGCAGTTATGGAGACTGAAAAGAAGCATGTAGGTAAATTATCTGTCCAGGAGTCTATGCAGATACAGATAGCAAAAAGACAGTTATCTACTTTTAACCAACAGCTTAAAGATCTTATGCTAATGCAGGGACTTTCAGCAGACTACAACGAGATAATGAATCGTGTAGAGGAAAGTAGATTAGAACATGAAAAAAGATTAAAAGAATTAAAACTTAGAAAAATACGAAGAGATAAAGAATTAAAAGAAACTTTACATATTTTGTTTTATATTTCTTTAGTTGTTGGAGTAGGATTTGTAGTCCTATGGCTTTACTCAATAATGTAGATATAGGTACTGTAGAATGGCAAATTTAAGATTCGGAAGTTCATTTCTTAGCAGAATTAACCCTGCATTAGAAAACTTAACCCGTATAGGGGCTGTTCCTACAGAACAACAAAAAGCAGAAGAAGCATTGTATGGAACTAATGTTGGAACAAGAAATCCTTTAGCAAGAAGCATTGGAGGTTTAATGTCTGCTTTAGGTTCCCCTGTAGATGTTAGGACTGCACCAGAAAGATTAGCAGAATCAACTAAAGATTTGGATTTATCTTCTGTTGAAGATCAACAAAAGTATCTTTTAGAACAGTTAAGATATGTTCAAGATCCTAAAAGTAAAGTTTTGTTAGCTACACAATTAGCAAAAATTAATGAAGAGCTTTCAAAAAAGAGCACCCAAGAAAAAACTATAACTGAAGTTGCTTCTCAGTTAGAAGATTTAGAGTTTATTCAATTAGCAGATAATTTACGAAATGGATTAATTCCATTAAGTTCTGCTCAAAGTGTAATTACAGAAGCACAAAAAAAAGAGGTGCTTAATCAACAAGAAAGAGGAGATCAACTAACAAAAAATACTGAAAATATAGCTTATTTACTTGCGTCAGGAGTTCCTTCAAATCTTATTAGTAGTGTACTTGATATTCCTGATATTAAAATTAAAACAAACGCTATAAACAAACTGATCGAAAATATTTCTAGTAAAGAAATTACGAAAATTAGTAAAAAGAAAAACTGGGAAAACCTGTTTACAACAGAGATCTTAGCAAACGACGGCATTTTACAAGTTTATGAACAGCTTGGAATGGATGCTAATGCCCCTGTAGTTCTTACAAGAATTGAAGACATTCTTTCAGGAAAATCTGAAAAACAAACTATTGGAAATATAACACAAGCTTTAGTTTATAACTCTCAAACTGACAGTAGAATGAATACTAGAACAGGCATAGGGGATAATAACGAATTACTTTATTATAATACAGGAAGTAAACAATGGGAGCCTGTAGGTAATGGTGTAACTGTTATTGATTTTAAATCTGCAACACCTAATACTAATGAAGTTAGAGCAGCTACAGTTGCTATTGGGAAAGAGAGAAATTGGTATGAAGCATTAAATGACGATGAAAAAAGGACTATTAATCAAGATTTAGCTACTATGGCAAAGGTTATAAATAATACAAAACCTATTCCTGAAAGAGAAAAACAAAATACTGTCCGTCAAATTGTTGATTTTATAAGTAATAAATTTCCTAATGAAACTTCCGCTTCTGGAAAAGGGGATCAAAGGTTTAGCAGAAGAACAATAGTACCTGCAACAGAAATACTAGCTGCTATCAGCGAATATAGTGCGTCTAGTTCTTCCTCACAAAACATAACAAGATCCTTTAGTGATCTGAAAGAATAACTAATTATGTCTCAAAATATCAAACTGCCTAATGGCAATATTATAACTGATGTTCCTTTAGACATAACTCAGGAAGAACTTAAACAATTAGTTATTAAAAATAATTTAGCTACCGAAAAAGATTTCCAAACATCTAAAGAAGCAGAAGGTGCTACTAAAAAATTACAAACTGTAGAAAAAGAAAAAACTCTTTTATATCCTGAAGTTCCTTCTCTTGATAAAGAACTTGAACCTGTATTTCCTGAAGTTCCTGCTTTAAAACAAGAAGAAAAAAAGACTGATCTTTCTTTTTGGGAAAACTTTAAATATAACTATGACAGTGCAAATACAGATGTATCAAATTTATCTCTTATAATTAAAGCTGCTGTTCCTGTTTTATCTGGTGGAATTGGGTTTGATGGGACAATCGTTACTCCTTCAAGAGTTTTTGGTACTGAAAATTATAATGATTTGTCTTTTGATGAAAGAAGAAAAATACTGCTAGATCAAAGACAATCAAAAGCAAATGAAGATAATCGTAAAGCAGCTACTTTATATGCAGAAAACCCTAATAAAAAATCTAACGAACTGTCTTCATTTTTAGGACAAGTAGCTGGATCGTTAATGTCTCCTACTACTCTTGCTCCAACATTAAGGCTAACAAAAAGTGCTAGTGCAGCTTTAGCAGGACAACCTGTACTAAAAAGAACTGCTGAAGATATTGGAACAGGGGCACTTTATGGCGGTCAGTATAGTATATTAGATCAACTTGCCCAGGAAGGAAAAGTAGACCCTTCAAAAACAATAAGAGATGCAGGTGTAGGGGGATTAGCAGGACTTTTGCCAGCAGGAGTTTCTGGAGTTTCTCAAGTAGCTAAAGCTGCTGTAACTTCAAAACCAGTATCTATTATTACGGATGCTGCTACTGTTCAAATTAAATTAAAATCCGTAAAAAACAAAACAAAAGTCTTACAAAAAGAAATAGCTGAAAGAATAGTTACTCAAACTCCTGATGTTCCTGCTTCACAAATAATACAACAAGCTAAAAATTCTTTAGGAATGACTAATGCAGAATTAAGAGATATTTACGCTTATGGAGATTTCCAATATCCTAGTGCGGAAGATGCTTTAAAAATTACTGCTGCAAAAGAAAATCCTATTGCTGCTATAACAGGAGTTACAGAAACAATAGAAGATTTTATAACCCCTATAAGTACAAGAATAAAAAATTTATCTCTTCCTGTTTTTGGAAGTTTAAGACAAATGGAATTTAACTTATCTGTCAATAAAGCACGCTATCTTAAACAAAGTGAAGACTTTATAGACAGTCTCACAAAACTTAAAAGATCTGAATTAATAGGTGGAGGCTCAACAAAAGTTAAAGAAAATTTAAAAAAATTTGAAGTTAAATTATTTAATGGAGATTTTGTTGGAGCTAAAAAAATAGCTTCAGATAATTTTCCAGAACTGTTAAAGCCTTTAGATAAAATTATTAATAATAAGACTGGAGTTTTGCCTAAATTATATAAAGATTTAAAAAAATCAGGTTCTCCTGTAGCGTTTAGAAAAAATTATTTTCCTAGAGTAGTAAAAGATTTAAAAGGATTAAATTCTGTTTTCGAAAAAGATCCTAAAAATGATGCAGTTAAATTTTTAGATAAAATTGCTTTAGCTTCTAAAAGAACTAGTTGGAAAGAATTAACTAATGAGGAACAAATAGAAGGGTTAAATAAATTTTTTCAAGTTAGAAATTTACAAGCAGCAAAAAAAGGATTTAATGCACAAAGAAAAATAGAAACTCTTGATGAATCTTTGTCAGAATTTTATCACTCTCCTAGTGAATCTTTGTATATGTACATTAATTCAGCAGTTACCGATATTGAGTTAAGAAATTTTTTAGGGACAAAAAGCACTATAGAAGAAGGAGGTATTTTAAAAACACTAGATTTGAGTAAAAGTGTAGGCAGTAAAATTTTACAGACTGCTCCTAAAATATCTCAAGAAAATTTAGAAAAATTAAAACATCTTTTGGAAGTTAGACTTAACGCTGAAAAACTTAAAGCTTCTAATACTCTTATAAATATAAAAGATCTTCAAACTATGTGGACTCTAGGACAAGTTGATTCTGCAATAACTCAGCTTGGAGATTTAGGAAGTGCTATTTTTGTAAGTAATTTATCTGCTGCTATTAAAGGATTAGCTAAAGCAGCTACTAACAAAACAAGAGTAAATGTTGAAGAATTAGGTTTAATAAATAATATAACAGCAGATTTAAATTCAAATGGATTTTTTAATAAAGCTACTGATAATGTTTTAAAAGCAATTCAATTTAGAAGAGCAGATAAGTTAG